CGTCGCGGCCGGCGGCGCGCAGCACGGCGGCCGCAAATTCGTAGCAGAAGAACGAGTCGTCCTCGGCCCAGTCCCGGCCAGGCGCCAAGCTCAGGCCCAGGGCGCCGCGCCAGTCGTAGGGCACCTTGCGCCGCGCCTGCTCCGCCGCCCACTCCAGCCCAGCCGCCGCGTCCGCGACCTGGTACCGGCGCACCCGGACAATGACCTGGCCTTTTCGCGCCGTGGCGTAATCGACAGCGCGCACGCCGTGCAGCATCGTCGCCTCGTAGCAGTGGTCCGGGCCGACCACGATGGCGTGCGAGGACAGGGCAAAAGCGAATCGACTGCGCGGCATGGCCCAGCGAATAAGCCAGGACACAGGGTTCCACCGGCGGTGGGTAAAAATCACGGTAATGGTGTTCGTGCTCATGGGACTCCTTGCATCAGGGCGGAAAGGTCGGATTGGAAGGCGCTCAGGATGGCGTCGATCTCGGCGTTCGTACCATCCGGGTCGGCAGCGATTCGGCGAATCGTCTCCTTGGCCATCAGGCGCAGGCGGCGGATCTCGCTCAGAGCGTCGCGCCAGCGGTCTGCGGTGGCGATGATGTCGTCGGCCGCCTGCTGATTGGTCCACTCCTTTGCGTTCGCCCAGCTAGCGACGTCCTTGGGCGCGGTGCCGGCATAGGCCGCCGCATACCATGCACGCGCGGCCGCCTCGGCCTGCAGATATTCGAGCGGGCGGCCAGGATCACCGATAGCCAGCATTCGCGCCGCATCAGCGTCGGCATCGATCGCGGCGATGCTCTTGGCCTCTACCCCTGCCACCTGGCGCGGATCATGCCATTGCAGGCTGCCGCCGGAGAAAATCAACTCCGCCTCCGGATAGGGTGCATCGGGCCAATGCGACACCGGGTCCGGCATTTCTGCAATCAAACGGTCTTCCATCTCCGGCGGCTCGTCGGCTTCGATGAAGCCCATCACGCGCCAGGACAGGTCTGCGACAACATATTGGTTCATCCGCCGTAGGTCCCATGAGTGACGTTATGCTGCCGAAGAACCGTCGCGGTGCGGCCATTGCTGTCCGTCGCGGTCAAGGTGATCGTCGCCTGAATCTGCATATTGGTCGCAGACCCCGCGAAGGAGGCCACCGACGTGCCCGCCCCGGCCGAGACCGTGTAGCTGGCCGCGATTCCGCTGGCGCTGCTATATGTGACGCTCCACGTGTATTGATATGGAGCTGATCCGCCCGATGCAGTCGCAGTCAGATTGCCGTAGCCCTGCAGGCCATTTGCCACGGCGGTAAGCAGCCCGCCAGTGACACCGACCGAGAACGAATCGAACGTGGCCTTACGAATGACCAGATTCGAGCCGTTCCACAGCATCGCAGGGCCGCCGGCAACTCCGATCGAGAATCGCGGATCGGTGCCGCCGTTCATCCAGAATCCGGTACCCACGTCGTACGCAGTCTGGCCGCTGCTGATGTCGCCGCCCTGATTCAGATAAAGGTGCTTGGTTTTTACTACGCCAGGGCCAATCAGGGTCTCATCAGCCACGCGCTCCAATCTTAGATCCTGCGAAGCTTGACGGACCGTTGCACTACCACCTCCCGAATACTGGTACCAGATGCCCACGCGCGCTGTTCGCGCGGACGAGGGGATGGGCCGACCGGCCACTCCTGCGCCGAATTGCCCCCCTTGCCGCGAAAATTGCCATACTGGCGGATAGCCAAGGAAGGTATAGCCAGAGTGGACCCCTCCCCATCCAGTCGTCGAACCACTAATTTGGGCGCCGAAGGCATCATAGAAATCTATCCAGATGATGATCCAGCGATCATTCCCACCGGCCGCGTACAGTGAAGCGGTCAGGCTGTATGTCTTGCTCGGATCAATCGGATAGGTGCGCGCATTGTAGCTGCGTTCGTCAAGGCCCGCGTCGACATAGAAGTAATTTATGCAGGCTGCGCCAACGGTGCCCGGCACATTATCCGCCCCAAGGTTCACATTCGAGGTGCGCGTCCAGGCCGTCATATCAAGCAAAGTCGGGTCGTCGTTAATTACGCCACCGCCAAGGCTGATCGCAAGGCTGCTCGCGGTCACTATGCCTGCCGCCAGTTTGCCGCCGAAATAGGCGGCGCCTGACGCATCCAGTGAGAACTGCGTTACTCCGGCGGCCACGCTCGCGATGCCCTTGTACGACATCACGACGCCGGTACCGGTCGGGGTCACGCCAAACCACGAGGCAGTGCCGATCTGGATGGCCCCGGTGGAGCTCATCGTGATGGTGCTGTCGACGTTCAGCGCGCCAGTGTTGACGACGATGGCCGCCAGATTGCCAACCATGAGGCTCGACCAGAATGGAATCGACCATGTGACCAAATTGGTCGCGGGATCATATATGCCGATGGTCTGGAATAGGCGCTGGCCAGCGGTTAATGCCGGAACCGACGCGGAATACGTTCCGACAATGCCGCCGCTATCCACCGCCGGGAGGCTCGTCTTACCGGTGGTCGCCGCCGGCGCGCTGGTGGCCGTGGTAGACGTCGAGGCACAGTAAGCGGTGACGGTGGACTGTCCATTGGCTCCTGCGTAGCCCGCCGCTGCGATTACAGCGCTGGCCCAGGTGAATGACGTTGTGGCGTTGGCTGCCGAATCGGTAACGCCAACGCGCGCCGCCCACAGCACCATACCTGGCACGGCGGTTCCGGGCGTCAGGGTCCACCCGGCCGGCGCGGTGCCGAACGAGGACGTCGCCCAGGTATAAGTTGGAGTACCAGAGGGCGCGGCGGGAATGACGGCCGCCCACTGGTAGACCGTTGGAGTGGCTGTCTGCACGCCGGGACTGCCGTTGGCGCCGTTCTGGGCCCAGGCGGACACCGTGGATGCGGAATACGTCACGCTCGACGTCGACACACCACCAGCGGCCGTGATTGGCATTTCGGCCACGTACAGCCGCCAGCCGGGCGTGCCAGGATTGGTCGGAACGCCGACGGTCCAGCCGTCGGAGGCCGAGTAGCCGCTGTTGACGGAAGTCGGCCAGTTGAACGAGGTGGTGCCGGTCGGCTTCGCGGGCGTGGTGGGCGCAAACTGGTACATGCGCGCGACGGACGACTGCGAGCCGGTTATCCCATCCGCGCCCTGCCGCGATACCGCCACCGGCGTGGACCAGGTCCCACCTGCGACCGTGGCGCCAATCGTCGCGGCCGTGAACGCGTACTGCGCCACCCAGGTTGGCGTGGTGGTTACGGCGGGTTGGGTCGTCGCCCAGCCGCCGGCCGGTGCGGTGAGGGCTGCGGTCGAGAAATTGAAGCTGCCGCCGGTCGGCGTGGCGGGTTGGGTCGGCGACTGCAGGTACACCATGCCGATGTGCACTGAAGTTCCATCCGCCCCATTCGATCCCTTGATCAGCGACCAGGTGTAATCGGCCGGGTTGGTCGACTCGGTGGCGGTGGTCTTGTTGAACGCCAACCCGATATAGGACATACCAGATGGATTGTCCGTCAGGCCTGCGCCGGCCGACGAAGTGCCGTACTTGATCCACGTGTAGGAGGTGGCGCCGTCGGATACCTTGGTGATGTCGCAGGTGTCGCTAAAGGGCAGGCCAAACGAGGTGATCGTCGCCGTGACCGACGCGAGCGTGCCGGGCATATCGGAGTACGCCAGCGTCGCTGTATTGCCGCTTACTGAAAGCGTGGCGCCGACGGCTGTGAAAGACACGGTCCCTTCCAGGCCAATCAGGTTGGCCGTGAGGCTGATAACAGCTGGATTGGTGCCGGCATCGCTGACATGGAATGCCGCCGCGCTCGGGGTAAGGATCACCGCGGCGTTCTTCGGCGGTGCATTCTTGCCCACCACGGTAGGCGCGGACAGCGTCTCCACCGACGTGATGCCGATCGAGTTCACGGCACTGAGCTTTGCGGTGTAAGTGCCCGGGAGCACGTCGATGACGTCGAAGCTGGACCCAGGTTGGCGCGGCAGGATGAACCAGTTGCCGTTGTCGCGGCGGTACGCTCCCTCGTAGGCGGTCGCGCCCGGTACCGGCGCGCAGAAGACCGTCAGCGCGAGCTTCTGCACATCCTGCAGCGACACCGTGAACGCACCCACGGTCACAGAGCTGGGCGCCGCCTGGGCGGCCACATCCAGCGCCGTCTCCGGGCGCGTCACAACCGCCGTATTCGTGTCCACGAAAGCGAATTTCCCCGGCTCGTGCTGGGTGGCGGTGATACTGAAGGTCAGGCCATCTTTCTCGACCACGGACAGGATCTTGTAGGTCGGCGCCACCAAGTCGCCATTGTCCACCGACCAGACCGAATCGCCCACCGGCAGGGCTGTCCAGTCGACGGTCACCGTGACGGCGTCGCCGGCGATGGACTGCACGGTGCGAGTCTCGCTCACACCGGACGGCAGGATGATCGTGAGTTGATCGCCGGCGCTGATTGTCGGGGCCTTGTCCAACACCACCACACGGCCGGACGCGGTTTTGATGCGCCCGCCGTTACGGCGCCCCATGCGCGACGGATCCGCGATTCGAACGATTTGGCCGGGCAGCGCGATGGCGCCATCCAAGCCCACGTCGAAGCTGATGGCCCCCGTCTCCAGGCGAGACGTAGCCAGCGCCCATCGTCCGGCGCGCTGCGCCTGGCCTTGCGAAGTGCAGCCGAAAGCGGTCAGATTCACCTGCTGGATGCCGTAGCGCTTGATGCCCTCGGCATCTTCGACGTACTCTACCTTGGCCTTGTAGAAGTCGGCCGGGTCGTTCCAACTCACCAGCGCGACCGTGTGGCGCGTCGCCTTGCCGCTGCCAACGCGCGAGAATTTGCCGCCGATGACATTGGCCGCCGTGTACACATAGACCGGGTCCATCGGCATATCCGCCGAGGCGATGATGCTGCCGCCGCCCCAGTACGCAATACCTCGGAAGACCGAGGCAATATCCTGCAGCACCGCGTATGCCTGCTTCTGCGATTGGAGATACAGATTGCAGGTGAAGCGCGGCTCGGAGCCACCCTTCCCGTTCGGCACCATCTCATCGCAGTAGCGGGCAATCGCGTATAGCGACCACTTGTCCAGCTGTGCAGCAGTGATACGGTGGCCTAGGCCGTAGCGATCATTCAGTGCGAGATCACGGAACACCCAGGCCGGGTTGTCGGTCCATGCGGGTTTGAAGGTCCCGTCCCACACACCGCCGTAGGTGCGTGCGACCGGGTCGTAATTGGTCGGCACCTGAATGATGCGGCCCAGCAGATCATAGGAGCGCGTTGGGACGTTCTGGAACTGCTTTGCGTCGACCTGCACGCCGACAATAGCCGACATTGGGTAGCGCAGCTTGGCGTCGATCACATCGGTGTAGCTGACGACCGTCGTGGTGTCGGCAATCGCCGCAGTGTTCGCATTGGCCGTCAGCCGAGTGACTCGAATCGACCAGCCGGAAGTGGCGGGCGGTAGATCGATCCGCGCGCTGCGCGCATACTGTGTAGTGGTCTTGCCGTTGAAACTGTTCGACAGCACCACAGAATACGCGCCGCCATCCTTGGCCAACTCAATCTGGTAGTCGATCCTGTAGCCGTTGATGTCACCGTTCGCGGTGTTCGCCTGGCTCAACGCCGGCACGGCCAGCGTGATGCGGATCGCGGAAAGTGACAGATTGCTGATGGCGTGCACCCAAGGCGCGCCGGAGCGCAGTTCGACTCCCACGCCGATCTCGTTTTCCACGTCGGGGAAGCCTGGGATGTAGTCCTGTCCCTGCGTGCCGGTCCGGAAATCGACGCTCACGTCCTTGAAATTGCTGGTGCCGTTGGCATTCTCAAGTGGCGTGCCATTCAGGAAAATGGACTGCAACCCATTGGCCAGCCCGACAATCTCGCCCTCCGACACAAGGTCCAGCACGCGCGCGAACGAGATGCTGTGTAGGCTGTCGGTAGCCTCGTAGTGCACGTGCTGCCCGCCGCCGCTCTTGCCGCCGCCATAGCCAATAATATCGGTCATCCGTGATCCTTAAAGCAGGTCGAGCGCGTGAGGGATGGTGCCGCGCGGCGTAGGGACGCCGTAATAGGCTTGGTCTTGCGCCAGGATGCCAGCCGAGATCACTGCCGAGCCGACGATCATGCGGCCGTACAGCACCGGGACCGGATTGCCCTGGGCGGTAGTATTCACCGGGCCGGAGAAGTTGTACGATGCCCCGTTCTCAGGGCCATCCTTCGCTGATTGCTGCTGCTGTTGCGGCGACAGCATCTGCACGACACCGCCAATCATCATCACGATGCCTATCTTGACCATGGCGCCGCCGACCGGCGCGGCCCAACCAAAACTAAGTCCAGTTACCACATAGCCAACGACAATCAGAACCGCACCGAGGATCGTCTGGAACACGCCACCAGACTTTGCGCCAGTCATCACGGGCGCAATCCGAATGTCTTCGGTGCCACCCGCTAGCTGCAACTGGTCTCGGCCGATATTGGTCTTACCGAGGAAGCAGGCATAGCTGACGCCGCGCTCGCGGCTCGTCATCAGCTCCCGCTCGAAGCCGGGCAGCAGCACGCACAGCGCGCGCACCGCTTCGGCAGCACTGGCGACAGCGAGCCTATGTACGCGGCCGAACTGGGCGCCCAGCTTGCCGTACAGCCGGATGGTGCGGAGAGTATCCATCGTGGTCA